AAGCACACGGACAGCGAGGGCGGAGAAACAAGCGGACCGCATTAAGGAGGTTATAAATGATTGGACATTGGGGGCCTTTGGTCTTTTCTGTCTCTGACGAAAAAGCATTTACGCTTACCGGAATCACGCGGACCGCGGGATCAACGTGGGCAACGCATACGACCATAAAGGGAAAGCCAAAATCACAGTATCAGGCTCCGTCTTTGAGGAAAGCAAACGGAAATGTACAGCTTCGTGCTGATCACGGAGTAAAGCCGCGCGCCCAGCTGGAAAAGATGGCTGATTACTCGGAAAAAGGATATGCTTATCCGCTTGTAATCGGAGGCGTACCGGTATCCGCAAATAGGATGAAACTGGTCAATGTATCGGAGACCTGGGGAAATGTTTATTCAGGCGGTGAGCTGTTTTCCGCGGAAGTATCTCTTGAATTTGAGGAGTACGTATAAATGAACAAAGTTAATCTTGTTTTTGACGCAGATCCGGAAGGAAAAGAAGCGGTATACAGAAAGCTCCGTTTGCTTTATGGCACACGTGCCGGAGAGCAGGCACTTGACAGGTCATTTGGCCTTGACTGGTCCGGACTTGACAGCCCTTTGGAAGTTGCGAAAGCTGAGCTGACAACGGAAATCATAGAAAAAACTGCATCATACGTCCCGGAAGTGACTGTTGCTTCTGTCACTTTCTCTCTTGATGCAGACGGAGCATTAACCCCTACAGTAAAAGTAAAGGAGGCGCTGACATGAGCAATATTTCACAGCTTTCAGCCGTGCCGGATGTTTCGTTCATCGGAGGCAATACACTGGAACAGGTTCAGGCTCAGATCCTGCAGGACTATAACGACAAGTACCAGGAGATCACCGGATCCGGTGCTGATTTATCAGATGCTGACCCGGTGCGCCTTGTTCTTCTGACTTTCGCGCAGCAGATGTATCAGGGGCTGATGTATGTTGACGCGACAGGAAAGAAAAATCTGCTTAAATATTCAACCGGTGAGGCGCTTGATAATCTTGCGTCTAACAGAGGTCTTATCCGTAAGGCGGCGCAGTACGCAACATGCACTCTGCAGTTCAGCGTTCAGAACGTCAGATCATCCGCAACCGGTATTCCGGCCGGAACACGCGTCAGCAACGGCGCAGGCGTGTATTTTATGACATCGGCTTACGCGGAGATACCGATAGGAAGCCAGAGCATTACTGTGGCGGCAGAGGCTGTAGAGTCTGGTTCGCTTCATAACGGCATTCCGGTCGGCGCAATCAATCAGATGGTTGATCTGGTACCGTACATAAGCGCCGTTACAAACACGACAGCGACAGCCGGCGGCGCGGACATCGAGAGCGATGACGAATTAACAAAGCGCATCTTTGAATATCCGTCAAGTTATTCAACTGCAGGCGCAGAAGCTGCCTATATTTATTGGGCAGAGCAGTTCCGGTCTGACGTTGCCGATGTCGTTGCATACAGCCCGAGCGCCGGAAGTGTAAAAGTGATATTTGTCCTTGAAAACGGAGTTATGCCGAGCGCAACGGATATATCGGCTATGGTCGCATGGCTCAGCTCTACTGACAAGCGACCGCTTACAGATACAGTTACGGCTGATGCGCCGACTGAGACCACTTACAACATCACTCTGACCTATTACATCGACTCTACGAGATCTGCAGACGCTGCATCAATTCAGACTTCTGTATCATCCGCTATCTCAGAGTACAAGACATGGCAGCGCAAAATCGGAAGAGACATTAACCCATCAGAGCTTATCCGCCGGATCATGGACGCAGGGGCAAAGCGTGTGGCTCTGACAGCTCCGGCTTATGCTGTGATCGGATCAACCGGAATCGCAAAGATCGGAACGGAATCCGTAACCTACGGCGGTTTGGAGGTGGGATAAGTGATACAGCTCAAAGACGCTAAACTGACTGACGGGCTTCCGCAGATCATCGCATCGGAGCCGTGGGCGCAGGCTATGGCCTATGCGGTAAACAGGCAGATGCAGCAGCTGATAACATACGCGGCCGGCACGCTTGTATCTGTGAGCGTAGACACGATGCCAAGCGGAATCCTTGACATTCTTGCAATCGAACTGAGGATCCCATATTATGACTCGACAGACAGTATCGCAGTAAAGCGCGAGCTTATCAAGGGCGCTATACCGTATTGGGCTACGGCCGGATCAGTAGACAGCCTGACTAAAATACTCGTTGATATTTTTGGCGACGCTGTAATCGAAGAGTGGTTTGAATACAGCGGGACCGCTCAGCACTTCCGCATTAGAACATCAAATCCAAATGTAACAGGCGCGGTTCTTACGCGCTTTCAGGCTGTCGCAAGAGACAGCAAACGGCTTTCTGCATATCTGGATCAAGTAATCGTAGACCTGTCTCTGCCAAATATGGCATTTATCGAAGGATTCTTAATTGAGGATTTTTCAGAAACAACACTTACTCAGGAGGGCTAAACTATGGGATTCGTAACCGGACCGGTATTCACGGCAGCAGGGCGAGCGCTTCAGGCGCGTGCCATTGCCGGAGATGACCTCAATTTTACAAAAATGCAGCTCGGTGACGGGCAGCTTGGGAGCCAGAGTATCGAAAACCTGACCGCTCTGATTAACAGCGTGGCAACTGTCGGGATCATCGGTATGTCACGCAGCGGAAACTATGCAAAAATCACGAGCCTTTTCAGTAATGCAGAGCTTTCAACTGGATTTTACTGGCGCGAGATCGGATTATTCGCCGCTGATCCGGACCACCCGAATGACAGGGCCTATGATATTTTGTACTGCTATCAGAATGCCGGAGCATCTGCAGACTATATCCCTGCCGGTGGAAGCGGGCTGATCACAAAAAGAGTGAATGTAGTGGCGATCGTAAGCAACGCCACAAGCGTAACGGCGACCATTACGCCGGTTACAGAGGCAGAGGACATATTATTCACTCCGGCAGGTGGAATCAGCGCTACAAACGTACAGGACGCTCTGGAAGAACTCGACAGCGATAAGTATAGCGTCCCGTCTGGAGGAATACCAAAAACGGACATGACCTCGGATGTACAAGGCTCTTTGGCATCAGCGGACAGCGCATATCAGCTCCCAGCGAGCGGCATTCCAAAGGCGCACCTTAACTCTGCGGTACAGACTTCTCTCGGTAAAGCGGACAGCGCATACCAGTGGCCAGAAAACGGGATTCCTATGATGGATCTTTCTTCCGGCGTGACGAAATACTTTGATAGCGCATCGAACGAAAACCTTATCGCGAATCCGTTTTTTGCCGTAAACCAATTCGGAGAGACATCTTACGGAGATAGTGATTCCAGATGCGTCGATTTATGGAAAAAGATAAACGGCAATGTAAGCGACTGTAGTTTAACCGGAGAAGCCGGAATTAACTTTAAAACCAAAGAGAATACGGCTGACTTTAAGAGGATACAGCAGAAACTGATTTGCGGCAGAAATGGCTTTCAAGAGGGAGAAACCTATACTTTGTCCATGGTCGCCTGTGTGAATAGCGTGTTAGGTACGGTGTCTTTCGGATTAGCTGATGGAAACGCATCCCGTTACTCGAAGGTCATTTCGACAGCTTCCGGAGAATGGGAACTGCTCACTTATACTTTTACTTTGGGCGCCTATATCGCCGCCCCAACGGTAAGAATCATTGCTTCAAATTCAAGGTCAGCTTCCATCGACATTGATATAAATGCGATAAAGCTCGAAAGAGGAAGCGTATCAACGCTACTGAACGATGTATTAAATTATGACCATGATTTGGAAGAGTGCCGCAGGTACTTTTTCCCGCTTGTAAACGGCGGCACAGCTGCAGAGACTGTGGCTTTAAAAGCAATTATGGGAAAATTCGTAGTTGCGGGAGCATTGCTTAAGTGCTCCTTCGGAATGACACCGGGGACTTTCATGGTCATCGACCCCATGCGTCCCAAGGTTCAGGGGAAGATGATGGGCAACATTATGGACAACAAGCCCATGGCCAACATCATGACCTTCGGGATGTGCAAGAGCATGGCCAACCCCACCGTGGCTTCGGCCACTGCGGCGGCCATGGGCGTGCTCACCCCTATGCCCTGCGTTCCTGTGATAGCTGCTCCGTGGACTCCCGGAGGCAAGGAGAAGGTGTCGAACATGCCGGCTCTCCTGGACAACTGCAAGTGCATGTGCAACTGGGGCGGCAACATCTCCGTGAGTTTTCCCGGAAATGCCTGCAACGCCGAGGGCAAATAAATTGATGTATTTCACGGATGTTCCAGGGCAGTGAACGGAGACTGAGAGATTCCCGCGTTCTGGTGATAGGCTGCGGGGCTCTGGGAAACGAGGTCCTCAAGAACCTTGTTCTCATGGGCGTGGGGCATCTTGTGATTGTTGATTTCGACTTTGTCGAAGCGTCCAACCTTACCCGTTCCGTGCTTTTTCGCAAGGAAGACGTAGGGATGAGGAAAACAGATTCGGCACGCCGGAGCCTTCTGGGCATTAACCCGGACCTGAACATCCGCAGCATTTTCGGAGATGTCGCCTACGACGTGGGCTTGGGCATTTTCAGGGAAGCGGATGCCGTCGTCGGCTGCGTTGACAGCCGCTGGGCGAGATACTGCATCCAGCGGCTCTGCCTGAGGGTAGGGAAGCCTTGGGTGGACGGCGGAATACTCGAACTGGAAGGAACCGTGAGGGTTTTCGCTCCCGGCCGTTCCTGTTACGCCTGTTCTCTGGGGCCAATGGGTCTCGACGAACTCAAGCGCAGAGTTCCCTGCAGCGGGCT